ATAGTGGTGGACATAAGTGTATAACTAATATATCTGGTTTAACTTATTTTGGTAAAGACGGTCTTTATTTCTTAAAGAAATTTTCTGAAGAATTTATTAAGAAATTAAAAATTAAAATAGATAGTGATAATTAATCATATCTGAATAATAAACTACCACTATCATATAGTCTATATAATTTTCTTTCTAACATTATTTCTTTCTCTGTCTTATTGGCATCAAAACCTTCTTTGACTAATCTATCTTTCCTATAGTTGTACCTATTAACCCTCTTTTTATTTATTAAATAATAATAATTAGGTTTAGTGTTATTAACTAAAGTAAACCCTAACATATGATATAACTCACCATTCGACCAGGATCTATCAGCATAACTAATAATACTTTTAGGCCCCCATTTATCTATAAAATGGTTAAAAAGTTTAGATGCACCACCAACTACACTGGTATTTAGTTTATTACAGAACCTCAACATTTCGTAATGATTTTCTTTATTTTTATACCCTAAAGATCTACGTAATGAACCAAACCCCATTACAGAAACTAGAACCCCATTATAATATAGTCCAATTTTAATTCTACTATTAACACTACCTTGTATATGGTTCACCTGTAAAAATTTTTTATAAATTTTAGATTCTACCTCATTTATAACGCATTTACGTGCGTAAATTTTATTAGTATTCCCACCTAACAAGTTTATTATCCTAGATTTAACAATCTCTTTTTTCTGGTCCCAATCATCTTCCCATATATGTATTAATTTTATACCTTTATTTAACATATATTTAGTTTTATTTAAATGATAATCATTAGACCTGTGTAACTCACTGTGCCAATATAAACCATTAAATTCAAACCCTAAATTCAGTTCTGGTATAAATACATCTATTTCATTATTATCTATTTTATAATTTTGTAAAATTTTATTGTTAGTGTTTTTAGAAATAAAATTAAATAACTCTATTTCTTTAATAGAAACATTTTCTTTAAATGGAAAACATACAGTACAAGTCTCTATTTTAGATTGTACTCTATTATGGTATAATTTTTTGTCAATAGAATATTCACCATCATGATCATAACAATATTTAATAATATTATCATCGTCTATGGAAATTAATTTCTCTTTTTCTTTATATTTCACATAAATAGTATTTTTTCTTTTTTTTATAATATCATTTTTTTTATTTATGTAATTTGAACTATGTGAGTAGTGTTCTACACCGTATTTTTCTTTCCAGGTGGATTTAATTTTATCTTTAGTTTCCTTTGTTTGGAAGTGGTGATCTACACCATATTTATTTATAAAAGTTTTTTTGGTTTTTTCTTTAGCACATTTACTACTACAAGCATAAAAACCTGAATTTTTACTAGATTTTAAATATCTACGGTATGGGTGTTTTTTTATAGTACCACAAACATCACACTGACAGTTTATTTTTATGTTACTACCATAATTAAGGTCTTTTACAGGTAAATCTAGTTCATCACCAGTATTTACGTTGTAATTAAGTGAACGTAAATGTTTTAATTGTGAAGAGTTAACTTTTATTTTTATTGTTTCATCTAATATCATATGTAATAAATACTAATTAATACATTAATGTCTACCGTTTTTATTTAAAATAATTGATATTTATAAAAGGAATGGAAAAATTAATTAAAAAAATCATAAGAGAAGAAACGGAAGCCGGTAATCTTATAACTTTAGAAGATGTTTTAAATATACCTAAAAACATTATTAATAACAATATTAATAATGAAATAATACCAGAACGTAAATTTATTTATGAACAAGTCAGAAATTATCTAAACATTACTGAATCTATAAAAATCTTAAACTCAATTAAAATTTTTATTAATGAGGATGGGAAATCTGAACCAGACATGGTGTGGGATTTTTCTGAAGTTAAGGAAAAATTAGATTTATCTAAAGAGTGGGTTAAAACAAAAGAGGATGTTATTAAGTATTTAAAAATCTTAATGAATAAAATTAAATCAATACCTACAGGTACAAGAAAAAAAATATTAAAATATGTTTTATATTCTTTTTTAGGTATTTTAACTATAAAACAAATAAAAAGTGTTGAATCACAGGTTTCAGCCTCTTTTACACCTAGTCAAATTAAATCTGAATTACCTATAAATAAAAAAGAAACACCAGTTATTAAAAAAACAGAGATTAGGGCACCTAGTGAAAACTTATTTAACCATCTAAAAAAGGAAGAGGGTATCGGTGGTGAACCTGTATTGTATTTTTATGATTTAGGTGATGGTGCATATACTACTGGTTATGGTCACGCTGTTTTTTCTAATTCTGGAAGAGGTAGTACTGGGGGTGATTATGAATTCGTACCAAAGTATAAAGATATAGTACCTTATAGTAGAAAAAATAGTAATAAAAAAATTACAACAATCACTAAACAACAGGCTGAACAATTATTAAAAGACGATATGTTAAAAGCCTCTGAAGGTGTTAATACTATCTTAGATGAATGGAAATCAAATGGAATTAATCCTAAAATAACCCAGGGTATGTATGATGCAATGGTTTCTATAGCATATAATCACGGTGTTGCTAATTTAAGGATGAGTAAATTCATTCAATACGTTAAAAGAAGTCAATTCCAAAAGGCTAAAGAAGAAATAAAAAACATATCAAGTAATATGTTTGATAAATATCCAGGTCTAAAAATAAGAAGAGAAAAAGAATCTAAAATGTTTGCATAAATAAAAAACCCCTTATCACTAAGGGGTTTTATTTTAGGCTTTCGCTTTTGGTGTTTTAACTTCAACAACAACATCATTTTTGATATAACCAATTTTGATAGTGTCGCCTTCTTTTACCTCACCGTCTAACATTTTTTCAGCCACTGGGTCTTCAAGATATTTTTGGATAGCTCTATTTAAAGGTCTAGCCCCATATTTCTCGTCGTACCCTTTTTCGATGATAAACTCTTTCATCTTAGGTGAAATCTCAACTTTATAACCCAATTCTAACATTCGGTCTTTAAATTCGTTGATAGGTAGGTCAACAATTTTTTTGATTTCTTCTTCACCCAATGATTGGAAGATGATAATATCATCTAAACGATTTAAGAATTCTGGTGAGAAAGCTTTCTTAACTGACTCCTCAATTACACTATTTCTAATTTCCTCAAGGTTGTCAATTTTAGCTTTAGTACCAAAACCTACACCAGTACCGAAGTCTTGTAATTTTCTAGCCCCAACATTAGATGTCATAATAATTAAAGTATTCTTAAAGTCTACTTTTCTACCAAGACCATCAGTTAAGTGGCCTTCATCTAATACTTGTAACAAGATATTAAATACATCTGGGTGTGCCTTTTCAATCTCATCAAATAAGATAAGTGAATAAGGTTTTCTTCTAACTTTTTCAGTTAACTGACCACCCTCTTCGTGACCAACATATCCTGGAGGTGCTCCAACCAACTTAGAAACTGAATGTTTTTCCATGTATTCAGACATATCAACACGAATCATAGCGTCCTCAGTACCAAATACATTTTTAGCTAAAGTTTTGGCTAAGTGTGTTTTACCAACACCAGTAGGACCTAAGAAAATAAACGAACCTACAGGTTTATTATGTTTCTTAATACCCATACGATTTCTTCTAATCGCTTTAGAGATTTGTTCGATGGCTACACCTTGACCAATTACTTTTGAAGATAATTCTGTTGCCATATTTTTTAGTTTTTCTAAGTCACTTTGACCAACCTTTGTTACAGGAATACCAGTAATTTTAGATACTACTTCAGCAACATCATCTTCAGTAATAACTTTTCTTGACTCATTAAGTGATTTGTTCCAGTCACTAGTAGCTTTATCAAGTCCAGCTCTCAAAGTTCTCTCTTCATCTCGTAGATTAGCGGCCTCCTCATATCTTTGTGATTTGATTACGGCTCTTTTTTTATCTTCAATTTCAGAGATTAAACGTTCAAATTCTAAAATGTTACCTGGTACCTCAATACTAACTTGTGCTCTAGCCCCAACCTCATCAAGGATGTCAATAGCCTTATCTGGTTGTTCACGATTAGTGATATATCTATCAGCTAATTTAACACAAGCTTCAATTGCTAAATTGTCATACTTAACTCTGTGATGGTCTTCATATCTGTCTTTAATATTATTTAAAATAATTAAAGTATCTTCAGATGATGGTGGTTCAACCATTACAGTTTGGAAACGTCTTGTCAATGCTCCATCTTTTTCGAAATTCTCACGATACTCATCAAGAGTAGTTGCTCCAATACATTGGATTTCACCTCTCGCTAATGCCGGTTTTAGGATATTTGAAGCGTCTAGTGAACCAGAAGCGTTACCAGCACCAATCATGGTGTGAATCTCGTCAATGAAAAGAATAACGTCATCAACTTTTTCTAATTCTTCCATAATACCTTTAAGGCGTTCCTCAAATTGACCTCTATATTTTGTACCTGCCACTAACAAAGCCATATCCAAAGATACTACTCTCATGTCAAATAAAATTCTAGGACATTTTTTTTCAACAATCTTCAAGGCTAACCCCTCAACAATTGCTGTTTTACCAACACCTGGTTCTCCAATAAGGATTGGGTTATTTTTCTTACGTCGACTTAAAACTTGTGAAACTCTTTCAACTTCGTCATTTCTACCAATAATAGGGTCGATTTTACCCTCTTCAGCTAATTTTGTGATATCTCTACCAAAATTATCTAAAATAGGGGTATTACTCTTACCATTGGTTGCTTTACCTCTAGAGTCACCTTTCTCGTTGTAATCATCTGCAATTCCACTCATATTTATCTCTTTTTTAATTTCAATTAATGTACTTTTAACGGTTTTATATGTTATGCCTTGTAAAAATAATACTTTACTACAATCTAACGACCTATTCTTCAACAAAGATAACAATAAATGAATACAATTTATATTTTCGTCATTTAATTTATCAGATTCTAATTCTGCTGAATTTAGAATAATTTTAGAACTATCACTAAACGCTAATATTTTCTTATTCATTTTAGGGTTCCTAATCTTTAACCTAACATAAGCTTCAACCTTAGAGGTTAAGTCTTCAATATCAGAACCCATGGTAATTAAAACATCAGTAGCTTCATTATCACCGTCTTCCAAAATAGTTAATAATAGATGTTCTGGTTCAATTTTATTACCATTCAATCTAATAGCTTCTTTAAAAGAATTTTTTAAAATAGATTTAACTTTACTATCTAAAGATTTCATTCCCATACAATGTTAGTAATATTTTTCCGATATGACAAGTCTTGGTTTATTTTTTTAAGAATCATATTTAACTTTAGTAAAAAAAGTACTTAAAGAAAATGATACACAAGGAAATTATTATTATATTTAAAAACAATGTTAATTCTATGGACCTATTTGAAAGTGGTTCGTATACTTTATCTTTTAAAAACTGTTCCTACACTATTAGTGGTGACCATTATGTATTAGAACAACATAACGGAGATAATGTTGAGGGATATGTTTTCCCATTAAAAAGTATTATAAATTTTAAAATAAGTAAAAATGTCAGTAATTGAAAGGTTAGTTAGAGAAGATGGTGTTGTAGAATGTTTGATTGAATCAACTAATATTCTTAAAACAGAGTATAATGAATTAAAAAAAGAATTCACAGTAACATTTAAAGCAGGGACTAGATATAAATATTTAGATGTCCTAAAGAGAGATTATGTCAGATTCGAAGTTTCTGAGAGTCAGGGTAGTGTTTTTAATAAAACTATGAAAAAATACAACTTTGAGAAATTAGATCCTATCGAAGTGACCCAATTAAAACAAAGAATAGACGAAATTAAAAAAATTTAATTTTTGTTATAAGAATCAACACGGTAAATATTAAGACAAGGGCCGTTTTCTTTATATTCACTTCTGGTGTATATAACGAATAATGGTCCTTCTGTGTATGCAACATACATTAAATCATGGTCATCATTTTTACCAATAAATTTTAACCTAATATCTGTAAAATTCATCTGGCTTAATTTATTCACTATTAAAGATTTAACATCATCACCACTACATTCGATACTCTCCAATATTTTAGCTATTTCAGAAGATGAAACTTCACTAATTCTATTTTCAAGTAATCTTTTTACCTGTGATTCTGTTAATATAATATTCTTTCTTCCCATATTAATAATTTTCATCATATTCATCATCGTCATATTCAGAAGGATCAAATCCAGATTCTCTTCTTTCCAAATCTTCCACATCTAACCCAGCTTCGTAAGCTCTACCTTCTTCAAAGGCTTTATAATAAGTTGCTTCAGCACCTTCTTCATAACCTTTTTTATGTCCATCGTACATCCCCTCGTGATAACCTTGGTCGTACCCACTATCATAACTTTCTTGTTTTATGTCCTCAATTTCGTTTTTCTCTTCTTTTTTACGTTCACTATAACCATCATCCCATCCTTCAGAATAACCCGCATTATTACCTTCAGAATAACCTTCTTGATAACCTATATCAATACCTTCATTATGACAATAATCACCAAAATTATATAAAGCGTCAAGTAATGACTCTAATTGTGTTTCATTTAAAGCTAAATTATATATAGAGTCAACTATTGGGCTACCTTCAGGAGATCTTCTATAACCAACCTCTCTAAGGAAATACATTTTTTTTATAATCTCTTCTTTTGACACTGGATTTATATTAGTAACCCATTCAAAATCATTTTCTTTTAATATTTTCTTAATTCTATCTCTCATTATCATTTAATAAATATTGTGATATTTATAAATATGAACTTAAATGAAAAAGAAGTTGAAAAGGCTAATAGGAAAATAGACCTAACTGGGTTTAAAATGCGTGATAACTTAAACCCTAAAATTTGGGACGAGGATCAAAAGATGAAATCTGATGTTAGAAAAACACTTTTAAAAATAGCTGATGATTATTTTGAAAGTTTAGAAATATCTGACGTTGATATAGAAGATGTTACCATGACGGGTTCTTTAGCTAACTATAATTGGTCTAAATACTCTGATGTAGATTTACATATAGTTATTGATTATAAGGACGTTCCAGTGGATGAAGAACTGGTACAAGGATTTTTTAAATCTAAAAGTTCTAATTGGAATAAAGAACATGACGTTAAAATTTATGGGTATGATGTTGAGATTTATGTCCAAGACATTAACGAAACTCACCATTCAACTGGTGTTTACTCAGTATTGAACAATGAATGGGTGACTAAACCTGAAAGAAAAAAAATCACATTAAATGATAAATCAGTTAAGGATAAATCAAATAGATTTATGGACCGTATCGAGGACTTATATGATGAATTAGATGAGGGTAATTATGAGGAGGCTATTGATGGTGTAGATAAATTGACGGAAAAAATTAAAAAGATGAGACAATCTGGTCTTGAATCAGGTGGTGAGTTTTCAGTTGAGAATATGGTATTCAAAGTTCTTAGAAGAAATGGTATGTTAGACAGACTATATGATATAAAAACCGTCGCTTACGATAAATCGGTAACACTAGAATCAATACAAGAATCAGTTGGTGACGACCCATTTAAATGGATAAAAGATGTACAAACAAAAACATTAATAGAAAAACAACCTTATAGAAGTGCTGAATATGATATAGTTGCTAACTATTTTAAAAAAGAAAACCACGTTTATAAAGGTTGGTCTGTTATTTGGGATGGTTTTCAAGGAGTTGTTGAATGGAGAAATCAAGATGTACCACATTTATTTATTTTTGCCACACCTTACTGGGATGGTGCTAGTAACGTACCAGTAAATTATGATGAAAATTATGGTGATGATTATGGGATGTTGGGGTTTGTAGATATTCCTGAATTTGAGTATAAAGAAGATTTAATGAATTGGTTAGAAAATGATTATTTTAAAGACGTGTATAAATTAATTATAAATCATACTGGTCCTTTAGCTGAATCTGTAAAGAATTTTGGTTTGTTAGGTAGGTTATACGATAAATCTACCACATTAGACTCAAAAAAAATGAATAATAGCTTAATAACATATATTTATAATAAAAAACAAAATGGATAGTTACGAAATAATACATGATATAGGTGTGGCAGATTTTACTGGTTACACATATTTTCAAATCTATGTAGAAGCTGGTTTAACTTTAAAATATAAAGGTGTAGACGTGACGCCACCAACAACTTCAATAATATTAAATTTAGCTGTATCATCATATGAAGATATTTCGGGTAGTGACACTAAAATAATGCTTTTAGGTAAGAAAAGACCTGAATTAACTACATCATATAATTCAGATGGTACCTGGAATATCAGATAATTAATTATATAAGAAAATGAATAATAAAACTTTACAAAGAATGTTAGAATTGGCCAATATCAAAAAGCCACTAACAGAAAATAAAATAAACCCATCTTCAATTCAGTTAGTTAAAAAAGCTTCTGATAATAAAGTTTATGCTATAGTAAGAGAGAATAGTAAATATTTTATTAAAACTACAGATAAACAACAAAATCTTACTGAATCTGATTTTGATTATCTTGGAGGTTTAGGTAATAAGCCTAAATATTCTTATAACTCTTACGAAGATGCTACTAAAAACTTAAACCTATTCTTTGACGAATTAAATAGAGTTAATGGTGGTAGTAGATCAAATATTTTAGAATCTGACACTCATTTATTGGGTGAAAAGAAATATGTTATTAAAATGGATAAACCTAAATCTGATGTTGGTGGATTTGGTTCTCATAAAGATAATTCTGTGGAACCTTCATTTGATTTTGGTTCTGATAAGGGAGGTTCTAAAGGGGACTCTGATCAAGAAACTGAATTTGATTTTGGTTCTGATGAAGAAGGTTCTGATGAAGAAACTGAATTTGATTTTGGTTCTGATGAAGAATCTGAGGATACTGAATTTGGTGATGAAGAATCTGAGGATTTAGATTTAGAAGATGATGAGGATTTAGATTTAGAAGATGATGAGGTTGACCCAATTAAATCTATACAGAAAATGACAGGTAAACTAGGTCAGAAATTAAGAGATACTGAAGACATTTCTTCTGATATGCAAAAATGGGTTGCTAAATCTGTTTTATCAGCTCTTGATTTGGGTGAAATGGATAATTCAGATAAAAAAGATTTAATTAGAACAATAAAATCTAAAAAACCTGAAGAAGGTGATTTTGGTTCTGAAAAAAAGGGGTTTGACTTTGGTTCTGAAGAAGAAGTTGAGGAATCTTATACGTCTTTCATGTCAGATGATTCTGATGAATTCGACGGTATGCCTGACCTTAATAATATGAACTCTGAGGATTCTTATGACTCTTATATGGAAGACGAAACATATGGAATGGAAAATGATTTCATGTATGGTCCAGAAAATTCTAGTGATGACTGGTATAGAGAAATGAGTGATGAAGGTTTACTTAATACAGGTTCATATTCACCTAACGTAGATGAAGATAGAGGTGGTGAAAGGTATGACAGAGATGAATTACTTTTTGATGGTTATGATTCTTATATGGAAGATGAGACTGTTACAAGAAGAAATACAAAAAACTTAGGTAACAATTTAGGATTCCCAGATTATCGTAATTCTCGTATTGACGATTTAGGTAATAATAAGTATAATTTGGGTATGAGAAATTTTGATCCTACAATGTCCCCAGCACCAGCTCCTAGCACAAAACCAGGTAGACCAGAAACGAAACCTGACACAACACCAGGTAAACCAACGGAAAGACCAGGTAGACCGTCTCAAAGACCGTTTGATCCACCTCCACATATTACACCAGGAGAGGAACCAGGGCCTAAAGCTAGACTTAGATCACGTATGAGAAATGTTGACCCTATGATGTCACCATCTCCAGCTCCGGCACCAACAACAAAACCAGGTAAACCAGAAACAAAACCAGGTACACCTGATAAGACACCTGGTAAGGACAGACCATCAAGAAGACCTTTTGATCCACCTCCACATATTACACCAGGAGAGGAACCAGGGCCTAAAGCTGGTTACGATGATGATGTAGAATTTGAATACTAAATTCATTAAAAGATAAAAAAAGACATGACAATAGTTGTGTCTTTTTTATTTTTATTACATTCTATAATATTTATTAGTATGGAAGAAATGTATTTAATTTATATCAATCGTATTGGTACAACCTTTAAGGGTGAAAATGTTTTTGAATTCCTATTTTCAAACTCTATTGATTGGGAATGGGATGAGTCTTGGTATGAGTCATCTGTTGTTACAGAAACAAGAGATTTATCACCAGATGAAAGTATAATTAAATTAGTTGGGACCTTAAAAACTGATGAATTTGATTTAGAGTTGATACAAGAAGATGGTGTAAGAAACATTAATGATGCTGTTGAGGGTATTATAGCTTTAGGTTGGGAAAAATACCAAGAAGGTGAAGATTTTCCAGATAAAAGAAGAGTTTTTAAATTTGGTGATACTAAACAAGAGGTTGATGACGAATTGTATGAGTATGATATAATTTTAAAATATAAAGAAAATAAAATTAAAGCATAATGAAAAAAAACAATAAAAGATTCTTTCTAAGTGAGGAGGATATGGATGCCAAAAAACAAATGGAGGAGTTAATCAAATCAGCTGAAGAGGATTTGGAACAAGATAGAATCAGTCTTGAGAATTTTAAGAAAAGTATTGAAAATGATGAAAACAATATAAGACTTAAAAAACAAGAAATTGTTGCTAATAATAAAATGAAAAGTATGGGGGCTAAAGCTGAACCAAATTCAGATGCTAAAATAAAATCCCTTACATTAACGAAGGACATACCAGTCCTTAATAATCAAGTCCAAGCACTTGAAAAGGAGTTACAAGAAAAAAGAAAAATGGTTGGAGAAAAAGAAGAGATGTTAAAAGCTAAAGAAGAAAGGTTAAATAATTTAAAAAAACCAGAATCTTTGAAGCAAGAGGAACCTGCACAAGGTATCGCTAATGAAAACAGAGTAATTAAAGTTAAAGACTTTTTAAATTTAAATGAATCTAAAGTTAGTAATAAATTAAATTTGTCTGAATCAGATATTCTTCGTATACTTGCGGAGACTCAAAACCCAGTGATGACTAAATCTGAACTAATTGAGTCTATTAGTAATAAAATATTAAACGAAGCACGTATGAATGATGATGTAAGAGAGAAATTTGAGTCGGGTGATAATGATTATTCTGGTATTTTAGATCCAGAAGTAGTAAAGAACTTAGCTGATGAAGCCTTTGCTGAGGTTTCTAGAAACATCCAACAAAAAACTGGTAAACAAAACGTAACAATCCAAGATGTACAACAATTAATGAGTAACTCTTTGATGTCTGCGGCTAAAAAAGAATTTGTCTACGGTACTGACCGTTTGGAACAAAAAGCTATTGAGATGATACGTAAAAAATATCATATTCCTGAAGGGGCTGTAGAATTTGAAGCTACTATTACTGGTGTACCGGCAGAAATGCTTATTGGTCGTAGTGTTTCGCCACAAGAAGCTCAACAATTATCTAGACAATTAGGTGTTAAAATTGGTAAAGTTAACTCTGAGGGGATTAAGAAAGAAAGAGGTAATAAAGAAGTACCTCAAGGTAAAACTAGTGAAGAATTAAAACCGAAAATTAAAAGACGTAGGTTGACAAACGCTATGGCACACGGTTCAGCTAGAAAATCACAGAATCTTCATCACATGGATGATGAATTAAGAACTAATGATGCTACATTAAATACTGATTATGCTAATCTTATGGCCGCTAATGACGCTTCTTACTTTTTATTAGACGATAGTACAATTAAAAGTCAAGGTGAAACTGGTATTCACGCTGGTAATTCTAGAGTACAGTTATCTAGAGAAAAGGGTGGTAGACCTAAAGTTATCGCACAAGGTATGGTTTTCCCAATACTTTTACATGAATTAAGTAAAGGTGTATTAGAACTAATGTCATTATGGTCTTTACCTGTAGATGCTCAAGAAAGACAATATGTTTTAGATAAAACAGATAATTTAGAATCTGAAACTAACGACATTAGATTGGGTGCTAAACTTTGGGAGAAATTTGTTAATGAGATTCCTGTAGAAAATCAAGAAGTTATTTCACTTACATGGAATTACTTACAAAAATTATCTGATAGTGAATTTAATAGTATCATAGATGGTTTATTAGCTAACAGTACTGACGCTAGAAATAAAGTTAGAAGAATGGCTGAAGACGCTATCGAAGAGTTAGAAACTGAGGCTTATGAAGACGCTATCGGTAGTAGTGATGATGAATACGAGGATGAGAATCCACCAGTTGAAACACCTGAAGTACCTGAAACTCCAGAAGTACCTGAAACTCCAGAAGATGTGGCTTTAGAGGATATGTCAGATGAAGAGTTAAGGTCTTTAATGATGTCAGCTATTGATGATGAGGATTATGAATACGCCTCACAAATTAGAGATATTTTAAAAAATAGATAACATTAAAAACCACCCAAAAGGGTGGTTTTTTTATTCCTAGTCTCTTTGGTGATATTTATTATTAAAAAAGAGATGACAAAAGCTCAAATGTTATATGAGATAGGTAAGTGTATGAACGACCCTATCTATGCTATAGAATCTTATCTTACAACAGAGGATAGGACTCAAGGAGGGTTTGTACCCTTCAATTTATTCCCAAGACAAAAGGAGTTAATAGTTGGATATAAAAAGTACCAACACAACATAGTCATGAAACCAAGACAGGCTGGTATATCTACAACTACGGCAGCCTTTTTAGCGGTTCTAACCGCTTTAGCCTCAAATAAAAGTACCCAAAAAATACTAATTGCGGCGAATAAACAAGAAACGGCTAAAGAATTTTTAAAGAAAATTAAAGATTTTACAATGCAACTACCAGACTGGATGGATGTATTTAGACCACCAGGTTCTGATAGTTGGTTTAACCCAGAAAAAAACTCAAGTTCACATTATAAATTATGGAATGGTTCTGAAGTGAAAGCTGTTGCATCATCAAAGGATGCTTTAAGGGGTTACACACCTTCAGTAATTGTGGTGGATGAGGCAGCCTTCATTGAGGGTAACAGGGGTGAAGAGTTTTACACTGCAGCACAACCATCTTTATCAACAGGTGGTAAATCAATATTGATTAGTACTCCTAACGGACACGACCCGTTATACTATGTAGCCTATAAAAATGCTAAAACAGGTAGAAATAATTTTAACATAGTTGAAATGAGGTGGTACGAAGATCCACGATACAATAAAGGTATGAAATGGTTATTGAAGGACCCTATGACCGATGATTTATTAGAAGAAAAGGAAGAATGGGATTCTGAAAAATGGCCTATAATGGTTAAAGAAGGTTGGACACCAACATCCAGTTGGTTTGAGGACATGTGTGCTCAACTTAACCACAATACTAGGTCTATTGCTCAAGAGTTATTATGTGACTTCCAGGGTTCTGGTGACCAAGTTATTGATGATAAATATATCAAGTATCAGGAGACACACAATGTTAGAGAACCAATCCGTAAAGAATGGATAGATGGTAACATGTGGATATGGGAAGACCCTATAGATGGTCATAAATATATTATGGCTATTGATGCAGCAAGTGGTTCTGCGGATGACTTTGGTTCTATATGGGTATTAGATTTTGATACTGGTCATCAAGTGGCAGAGTACCACGGAAAAGTATCACCAGATATATTAGGTGAGATTGGTCATTATTACGCTGAATCTTATAGTGCGTATATAGTAGTGGACGTTACTGGGGGATATGGTGTTTCAACAGTATTAAAAATATTGGAATTAGGTTACCCTATTAAAAAAATGTACTATGATACACCTATCGGTGTTGATATGTTAGAAAATAACAAACAATTACAAAAGTATCAAAGTAACGGTAAAATGCCTGGTTTAAATTTCCAAAAAAATAGAAATACTATTATAATGGAAGGTGAGAAAGCTATTCGTATGGATGGTATTAAGATTAGGTCTATTAGAACTTTAGCTGAATTACCGACATTTGTATATTTAAATAATCGACCAGACCACACAAAAGGTTCACATGATGACTTACTAATGGGGTTATTTATGGCCAATTTTGTTGGTATGACTTCTTTTAAAGATTTAGAAAAATCTAAAGGGCATGCTAAAGCTATGGTAAATAGTTGGGCCGTAACTACCAGTACACCTAGTGAAATATCTGAATTAAATGAGGTAACTAATTTAGGTTTTTATACTGACCCTAAATCACAAGTAAATTCCCAACAAACACTTCAACAAACACAAGAATATGCTTGGATGTTTAGTGGTATGCCTGGGTTTAAGAAAAAAAGATAACATATAAATAAACATTCACATTAATAGTTAATCAATTACATTTAATTTGAATATTTATAATAAATAATAATATAATTGAACATTTTTTAAATGGCAGAAAAAGATAATTTAACAGTATATCAGAAACTATTTTACATGTTTGGACAAGGTGGGGGTATTAAATCCAACCCTGAAAGAAATCCTAAATATAGTTTAACAGATAAAGACTTAGTTGTAACAAATTCTAGAGAGGATTTTGAAAAACAAAAACTTCAGTTACAACAACAAAAATACATGCAATCACAATGGCAACGAGTTGATAACGAACTTTATCAAAGAGCTATTTTTTATGAAACCACTAGAATGGCGTCTTATATGGATTATGAGGCGATGGAATTTACTCCAGAAATTTCTGTAGCTTTAGATATTATGGCTGAGGAAAGTTGTACATTAAGTGAACAAGGTAAAATTTTAACAGTATATTCTGATTCTTCTAGAATTAAAAAAGTATTAGAGGATTTATTCTATAATGTTGTGGATATCCATTCTAACTTACCGATGTGGACTCGTAACACCTGTAAATATGGTGATAATTTTGTTTACCTTAAACTAGACTATAAATACGGTATTGTTGGAGCATCTCAATTAACAAATATTGAGATAGAAAGAAAGGAAAGTAATATATTCCCATATAAAGGAATGGATGACGAAGAAGAGGCTAAGAAAAAAGAAGTTAAATTCGTTTGGAAAGATAAAAACCTAGATTTTAACGCTTGGGAAATCGCTCATTTTAGATTATTAGGTGATGATAGAAAGCTACCTTATGGTACTTCTGTATTAGAGAAGATTAGACGTATCTGGAAACAACTTCTTTTAGCTGAAGATGCGATGTTAGTATATCGTGTAACTAGAGCCCCAGAAAGAAGGGTATTTAAAGTGTATGTTGGTAACATCGATGATGAGGATGTGGAAGCATACGTACAAAAAGTAGCTAATAAATTTAAAAGAACACAAACTGCTAGTCAACAATCTGGTCAATTAGATGTTAGATATAATACTTTAGCGGTTGACCAGGATTATTTCGTACCAGTTAGAGATAATAACGCTAGTAGTCCGATAGAGACATTGGCGGGAGCATCTAACTTAGACCAAATCGCTGACATCCAATTTATTCAAAGAAAATTAGTTACAGCACTTAGAATTCCTAAACCAATATTAGGATTTGATGAGGCTGTTGGTGATGGTAAGAATTTGGCTTTATTAGACATTAGGTTTGCTAGAACAATAAATAGAATCCAACAATCAATGGTACAAGAATTAAATAAAATGGCGATAATCCATTTATATATTCTAGGATTCCATGATGAATTAGGTAATTTTAAATTATCTCTAAACAATCCATCTACACAAGGTGAAGTTCTTAAAGTTGAACAGTGGAAAGAAAAAGTAATGTTATATAAAGACCTTGTTAGTTCTATTGATGGTGGTTTATCACCTACGTCACATACTTGGGCTAAGAAAAACATATTTAACTGGTCTGAAGACGAAATTAAATTAGACTTAGAACAACAAAGATTAGAGAGAGCAGCATCTAAAGAATTAGAAAACACTTCTGAAGTTATTAAGAAAACAGGATTCTTCGATAAAATAGATAAATTATATGGTGAAATTGTAACTACTAAAGAAACTGATACTACTGGTGGAGAAGAAACTGGTGGAGAAGAAACTGGTGGTTTCGGAGGTGACGTTGGTGGTTTCGGAGGTAATGCTGGAGGATTCGGTGGTGATACTGGAGGATTCGGTGGTGAAGAAATTGGTGGTGGTGAAGAACCTGCTGGAGAAGAAACTGCAGGGTTCGGAGAAAACTTTAGAGGTGATGAAAATGTCATAGATAAATTACTATTAGAAGGTCGTAAAAAAAATGAAGATATCTTGTCAATGACAAAAGGTATCGACGATTTACTTAAGGAAAATAACTAGGATTATAATAATTTTGATTTCTTATTATAAAACAGCATATTTATACTAAAACTAGTATTATGAATTTTGGTACATTAAAAGATATATTTGTTCAGGAATTAATAGAATCTTATGTTTCTGGCAATAATAAAGGTAAGTATTTATACAAAAACTTTTTAAAAATACTTAAAGAGAATGAAACTCTTAAAACAGCCTTTATTGTTTATAAAAACATAGAAGATAAAACGATAAAAAGTGAAACTTCGGCTAACGAATACTTAAAAGAATCTATTTCTTTATTAGAAAACTTTAGAGGTGATAAATCATTATCTGTCCAGTCTAAAAAACTAGTAAATTTACTTAAAGAAAACGGTATTAATGTAAACGACTTTAAAACAAAAGAATTACATGAGTCTATACAAAACCTAATAACCAAAAAGAAGAGTATATCTACAATTGATAGTTTACATGAATCTAGGTCTAATGTAATTTCTTGGTTGATGTCGGATAAAGAACAAATATCTGAATCTAAAGATCAAACTTATGTTAAGGAAAATATTGACCTTAAAAAATTCTTAGAGATAGCTGTAAGTAAATTTAATGAGAAATATGGTGATTCTTTAAATGAAGAAGAAAAAAATATTTTAAAGGTTTTACGTGAGAATGATAAAGAATCTTTAAAGGATTTAGTAGAATCATTAATTAATGAAAATATTGAATTAATTAATGAAAATCTAGAAAACTATTATGAAAATATTAGTGTTAAGGAAAAATTACTAAACGCTAAAGATGTTATATATAGAATGAGAGAAAACGATGATAGTTTCAGTGAGAAAATATTGAAACTATATGATTTGAAAAACGATTTAAAATGATCAACAAATTTTTTAACTATATCGTAGTTAATTTTGGGTTTGATTGTAAGGAAGATTTTTCTAATTCAATTATACATAATAACCTTTTAGCTATTACACTACCATTGGCCACTATTTCATCTGTAGTCGAATCAATATTAGGACTACATTCATTTACACTAGTCGCTTTTTTAAGTCTAATAATATTAGAACTTATTACAGGACTTGTTGCGTCTAAGGTAAATAATATTAAGATTGAATCGCATAAATTTAGTCGTTTCGGTCTTAAGATACTAGTTTGGTTAACTTTGATTTATATATCAAATACGTTAATAAAAGAATATGACCATGAAGGTGGTATACTTAATAGTTTGGCCACCAATTTATTTACGTGGTTACATGGTGCTTTATTTATATACATAACATTAGAATATTTTATCTCAGTATTAGAAAATCTAGGTGTTATTACTGGTAAAAGTAATAAAACTTTAATAAGTGGTATTAAAGATAAATTATATGGTTTCCTTAAGAATGACAAAAATTCATAAAAAATTTATTATGAAAAATTTTATTAAAGGAATGTTTACAGATGAGAAGGGAATACCTTCAACAAAAAGAGTGGCTGGTATGTTATGTGTTATAGCATTAGTTACATCATTAATTGCTAACACTTTTTCACATGGTGACATTAAACCTTCTGACGCTTTAGTAGATGCTGTAGCTTTATTTGCGTTTGGAGCTTTAGGTTTAACTTCTCTTGATAAATATTCAGGAGCCTTAAACGGTAAAAAGACTAAAAAAGACTCTGAGTAACCAAAAAATTAATTAAAGCCTCCCTAAATTAGGGGGGCTTTTTTTTTGATTAAAAAATTAGTATAATTAATAAAAAAGTTATATATGAATAAAATTTTCTTAGAGTACATTTGGTTGGATGGGAACGAACCCCAACAATTAAGGAGTAAAACAAAAGTAGTCAAAAAAGCGGACACACACATAGTCCAAGATTACCCACTATGGTCTTTTGATGGTAGTTCAACAAACCAAGCTAAAGCTGGTAAAGGAGAAAATACAGATTGTATCCTTAAACCTGTGTATATCACAAATGACCCATTCAGAGGTCTCCCACATAAATTAGTTTTATGTGAGGTTATGAATCCTGATGGTACACCACACATAACAAATCAAAGATGTAAATTAGAAGCAACTACCTCTATGTTAAAGGTAAACGATAAAATTTCACTAAAAAACGATTTACCATGGTTTGGGTGGGAACAAGAATACACACTAACAACCAAATCTTTTTACCCTTTTGGTACTGGTGAGGGTCTTCCTTTAGGTTTTACTGATGATTGGAGTAAGCCACCTAGACCACAGGGTGATTATTATTGTGGTATTGGTTCTGATACTGTAGCTGGACGTGAAATCGTAGAGGAACATTTAGAAAAATGTTTAGAAATAGGTTTAGAAGTTTCAGGAATTAATGCTGAAGTTCTTTTAGGTCAGTGGGAATACCAGGTGGGTCCAGTAACACCACTAAATGGTTGTGACCAATTATGGATTTCTAGGTACATTTTAGAACGTGTGGCAGAGAAACACAATGTTAAGGTGTCTTTACACCCAAAACCTCTAAAAGGTGACTGGAACGGTTCAGGATGTCACGTTAATTTTTCAACAAAAGAAATGCGTAAAGAAGGTGGTTTGGGGATAATTGAGTCTACCATGGAAAAACTTAAATTGACACATAATCAACATATTGAAGTTTATGGATTATACAATGATGAAAGATTAAGTGGTGAACATGAAACATCTAGTATTCATGATTTTAGTTATGGTTATAGTACAAGAGATACAAGTATTAGAATCCCGGCTCAAGCAATAATTGATGGTAAAGGGTATTTTGAAGATAGAAGACCAGCTTCAAACTGTGACCCATATAAAGTAGCGGACAGAATGTTACAAACGGTTTATAACTCTGTTAATGTAACAGAAGAAGTTTAATAAACCGATAATGGGCAGAGGAAAAGAAATAAAAATAAAACTACCTTACGAATATAATGTTGTAAGTGGTACTGTAGACAATAAAACACCTAAATCAATATATATACAAATCTCAGCTTGGGGTAAACCTAAAGATTTTTTAGAATGTGATTATGAAAGAATTATTAGAAGCAAATCAAAAAGAGTAAAAACTAAACTTTTTGACCTAGTAACAGAAGATATTTTTCACAAGAAAAAAACTATTGTAGATTTTAACATGGCTTCATCTGGAATTAGTCCCAATAAAAGAAGTTTTATGTCAGTTGAATTAACGCTGTATAAAAAAGAACCGCTACTACCAATAAATTCTGAGGACTTGATACCAGTTATAAATCAAATATCGGAAAAAATAATATTAGATGTTTTTGAACGAGATGAACATTTCGAATTTTTTAGAACTAAAGGATAATAAAAAAGGGGGTTTTTAACTCCCTTTTTTTATTTTTCACCAATTACAGATATTTATATGAAAAAGTATAAATATGAAAATATTAAAACCAGGTGAAGAAGGTACAGGTTTTTTAGTTGAATATGATTCAGGGTTCATAAAACCTGAATTAACTTGTAAAGATGGCGTTTGTTCAAATGCTAATTTAATTAGAGAATTTAAGTCTGGAATGAATTTCACAATGGACGGACCTCTACCTGAAAAAATCGAAATATATGCAGTACTTCAAAAATGGGGTATAGAAAACAAGAATGGTAGAGTATACCCTAAAGAAATCTTAGAAAGAGAAGCTAAAAGATACCAAGAGTTTATTAAAATGGGTACTTCTTTAGGTGAATTAAATCACCCAGAATCATCTATTATTGATGGTGAAAGAGTATCACACATGGTAACTGAAATATGGTGGGAAGGTAAAACTTTAATGGGTAAATTAGAATTAGATACAACACCAGGATATCATAAAATGGGAATTATTTCATCAGTTGGTGATAAAGTTCTTAATATGATTAGAAAAGGTTGGACTGTAGGTATCTCATCTAGAGGTGTTGGTTCACTTAAAAATGAAGGTGGTAAAAATGTTGTTCAAGACGATTTTGAATTAATTTGTTGGGACATTGTAACATCACCCTCAACTCCAGGTTCTTGGATTTCTTCAGATAAAAATGACCTTAAACCTTATACAGAATCGGTTGTGGATAATATTAAATTGTTCAATAGTGATAAAAAATATTTATCTGAAAACGAATCTAGATTATTAGATAAATTAAATAAATTTTTAGGGTAAATGAGAAATAAGATAATTAGATTAACTGAACAGGATGTTGAAAGATTAGTTAAAAAAATTCTTAAAGAAAGTGATGACACGGAATGGATGGGAAATACCTACAATATGGACCAACACTCAGAAGAAGAAATGAATCGTGTATGGGACGATTTAAATAACTTAGACAATGGTGAAATTTATGATTTAATGGAGTTAACTTTTAATCAACAAAAGATGAGTGTTGAGGATTTCGTTAATCACTTACCAACAAACTTTGGTTATGATTATAATTACATTGTTTCAGTTTTGAAACAAATACAAAATGAAGGAATATGAAAAAAGTAGTAAAATTAACTGAAAATGACTTAGAGTCTTTGGTAAATAAAATTATGAAAGAAGAGAGTCGTGTAAATGAAGCTTTACCGAGAAGAGAACGTGAAAGACACCAAACTAATTGGAGAAAAAAGAATTTTGAACCTTACAATAGAGAGGCTGATATTATGAGTGCTTTTGGCCCTTACGCTACTGATGTACCGCCAAACGTAGTTTCTTACTTAAGAAAAAATCCTAGATTATTTTTAAAGAGATTAGTTGATGTTTATGGCATGGATAAATTTTTGGAATTCATCGGTCACCAGGATAATGTTATGACTAATGATAATGTAACTGAAAATAAAAATTCTTATTTAAGAAATAAAAATAATAAATAATAATTGCGCTGCAGCGCTTAGCATAAAGCAAAGCAGCAAGCAGCAAAAATAATTAATATGAAAAATAGAATTATTAGATTAACTGAATCAGATGTTGAAAGACTGGTTAAAAAAATTATAAAAGAAACTGAAGAGGAACAAGAAGTTCCACAAGGGCAAGATAACCCAAAGGATGTTGAAAAATTCATGGAGTTAGCTGACCAATATCTATTCAACAAATATGGGGCTTACGCTGAAAAGATTGATACTACCAAAGAAAAGGCTATGATAATCGCTTCTTTGGCTAAAAAATGGGGTGTTGAGTCTGGTGACCTTAGTAAAGTAAAATCTATTTTAAATACTGAATCTTCATTAAGAAGAAAAAATTTAATTAATGAAATCAATATTAATGATACGGTAAAAAAACTTAAAGCTAAAGGTAAAGTTGAGCCACACGAAGAAGAGAAATTATTGGATTACATTAGTAAAAAAATAGATGGCGATATTAAAGGTAGTTCAATTGAGGGTGATGATTTTAAGTTAAGTATTACTAATAGAGGATTTAACGTTAATAAAAAATCTGACAAAAAAAGAATGTTTAATTTTGACCAAATCGGTGATATGGTTAAATACATTAAAGAATCTAGAATAGATGAAGTAGGAGGTTATGACGCACACGATATTATGGGGCAACACGCTTCAACAGTTATGGTGAATATTAAAAATAGTGTTCTGGATTTACTTAGAGAAACTTCTGAATTTGCTAAATTTTTAGAACAACCTAAAAAAGATAAAAATGATATTAATGAATTTTTAGGATCTATCATAGATACTATCGATGAAACAATTATAACACTTGATATAATGTTAAAAGATTTTACTGAAGATGAGTTAATTGCTGAAGGTAGAAAGTTTATTAATATACTTAATAAAACTATTGTAAATCTTAAAGCTATTTCTGGTACATCAATAGATTCTACTGTTAATGTTATGTCTCACGATATACTACATGCTATGGAACCTTTATCTTACGCATGTAGATCTTTCATCAACGTTTTTTCCAAAACAGACGAAATGTTTGTCAACAGACTATCTGGTAAGAATAGAGGATGGTACGGTGGTGAACTAAACTTAAATTAATATAAATGACGTTAGAAATAACGTCATTTTTTTTTATACAAACATTTACAAATAAATAAAAAATCAGAATACTTAGTTTATATTAATTAAAAACGTTTTAAATATGAATGAACAAACACTTAACTTCTTCCTAGTAAAGGTAGAATTTGAAACTGTAAACGAAGTTACAGGTAAACCAAAGAAAATCAAAACACAATACTTAGTTGATGCTATGACTTGTACTGAAGCTGAAGCAAGAACTCACAAATACCTAGATGGTACGGTATTGGATTATGAGATTGTATCAGCAGTTAAATCACCAATCGAAGATGTGATTAGAGTTGAAGTAGCAGCTTAATTAAATAAAGACTCAGAAATGAGTCTTTTTTTTTGTACCTAATCTTGGTACTTCTCAGGTAAACCTATTTCATTTGCTATTTTAGTGAAAAGACCTGAATGGTTGTGTTTCACATCTTGTTCCTCACCAACCGAAGCATGAATTAATTCATGTGTTATTACCCACTTCAAATAATTCATATTTTCTAAAGCTTTAGACTTAACACCTATAACTCCTGGATTACCTTTTTTGTCTGGGTGTTTAATACCCGCTATTTTATCTTTTTTTATATGATTATCTATCTTAATATCTAATTTAGGTAGATTTAAATCTTTGCCTGTAATTTTTTTATAGGCTCTTTCAATGTCACCCTCAATATCCTGTTTTAGGCTAGTTAAAATCCTATTTTCCTCATTTTCTTTTAAAAAATAAGGGTTTTTAAATTCAGTCATAATAGACTCCCTTATAATCTTCTGTAGTTTACTTCCCATTGTATTAATAAATATATCATTTTTTTTAATAAAAAATTGTGTTTTAAAAAACTTTTGTGAAAAAGTCAATATTTATTAAGAAAATCCGCGTTTTTATGCGGAATAAAATAATTTATAAAAACAAAAAAAATGGCAGAAAAAAGAAAGTCAATTATCGACGAAGCTCTTTTAGAAAGTGAACAAATTGAAAAAGCTTTCGAAGCCAATGCGAAAGAAATACTGAACCATACAATGGGGTCAGAAATTGAGGCGTTAGTAAAGGAATCTTTAAAAGATTCGAAAATTGGTTTAACAGAAGAGGACGACGATGATGAAGAGGATGTAGACTTTGATTTAGATTTTGACATGGAAGACATGGATGATGAAAATGAAGATTCTATTAATGCTAACGGTACTGGCGATGACCTGGAGTTAGATGACATTGACCTAGATTTAGGTAGTGAAGAAGATGACAATGACGAAGATGTTGACATTGTTGACCTAACAGGTGAAGAAGATGATAATGAAATCATCAGAGTGTTCAAATTAATGAGCCCTGAAGATGAAATTGAAGTTGTTCACGATGGTGGTAACATTAACATTAAAGACAGTGGAACAGGAGCTGAGTATCAAATTCAACTTAACGGTGGATCTGAAGTTGAGGACTTTGATGATGAATCAGAATATGAGGAAGATGATATGAATCTAGACCTTGATATGGATGATGACTCAGAGTACGAAGAAGATGAGTTAGGTGAGGGTGTAATTTACGAAATCGTTATCGATGACGAAGATGGTGAAGAAGACGACGAAATGGAGGATGAAGAACCAGTTGAAGAAAACACAACTCATACTAAAGCTAATTTAAGAAAAAGAAACTTAAAACCAGCTAATCTTAAAAACGAATCAATCACACCTAGAGTATCACAAGTTATAAATGAGAATAAAGTTCTTAAACATAAAGTTTCATCTATTATAACTGAAAACGAACAACTTAAAGCTGACTACAATAAAATGGTTGACGCTCTTAAAGAGTTCAGAAATAAGTTAAACGAAGTAGCTGTATTCAACAGTAATTTAACTTACTCAGTAAGATTGTTTACTGAAAACACAACTACTAAAGATGAAAAATTAGAAATCATTAAAAGATTTGATGAAGTAAAAACTCTTAAGGAATCTAAAAACACTTACAGACAACTTGTAAAAGAGATTACTAACAAAGAGCCAATCAAAGAATCTATTGATGTGAAAATTAATCAAACTAAAACTTCTGGTTCATCTACAAAAATCAATGAATCAAAAGTTTATGTAAATCCTGAGTTAGAAAAAATGAAAAAACTTTGGGATTACAATTACAAAAAATAATAATAAAAACAAAAACAAAAAAAAATGGGATATTTATTAAAATCTGGAGAGGTTGGTAATATCGGATTGAAACACCAAAAAGCTATCCGTGAGGCAACTGTAAACAAATGGGGTGAATTAGGATTCCTTGAGGGTCTTGAAGGTCACGTCCGTGAAAACATCGCTTTGTTATATGAAAACCAAGCGTCATCATTAATCACTGAAACTGACACAGCTGGTGGTCAATCTACTGGTTCTTTCGAAACTGTAGTTTTCCCTATCGTAAGACGTGTATTCTCTAAATTGTTAGCTAATGATTTAGTATCAGTACAAGCATTGAACTTACCTATCGGTAAATTGTTCTACTTCATTCCTAAAACGTCTGATAGAACTACTAATTTAGAAAATGCTTATTCTGACGCTAACGGTAATGTGTCTGGTTACGGAGCTACAAGTTCTAATACTGACATGTTTGTTAATTCATGTTTAGAAAATAATACTTCTTGTCCGGCTACAACATTCTCTGATTGTTTGAAAAATCTTTATGATAGATACTATAATGACGGTTTATACGACCAATCAAAAGGTCAAATCTCTGTTAAAATTGGTACAGGTACTCCTGTAACTTGGACAGCTTGTTCAACTGGTAATGAATTCACTTCAGTTGGTAATGGTGGTAAAGCTCCAGCTGCTGCAGACGGTTCATTAAGAAACCAAATTTATGAAGTTACAGGATTTAACTCAACATCTCCAGGTCGTTTAACAGGACCAGACGGAAATGAAATGGATACTGAGTCTTTCTTAGCATCTTTCAAAGTTTTCGCTAACTCTAAATTTATTGACGCTGATGGTGTTACTATCTTCAATGTAGGAGACGAAATTCCAATGAGAATTGTTACTCAAAGATATGGTTCAGGTATTGTTCCTTATGGTGATATTTGTACTGCTTCTGGTAAAATGTATGTTGAATTAGACCTTACTCACCCAGCTTGTATTTCTTGTGCTTCAGCAAGATTCGATGGTTATGTAGGAGCTAGCTACTTATCTGGTACTACTTACATGTCAGCTAACAGTGGAGCTATAACAAGAAACGATGTATTATTCTTATGGCACCAATACGCTGATTTAGAGATGGAATCTCAATTAGGTGAAGTTTCTTTCGAATTACAATCTGTAACAGTATCTGTAACTGAAAGAAAATTAAGAGCACAATGGTCTCCTGAGTTAGCTCAAGACGTTGCGGCTTTCCACAACATCGATGCTGAAG